TCTGTCACCGGGAGGTGGTCTGCTTCGACATGGGCGTCAAGCGGTTCGGCGAACTGGTGATCGACGCGCTGGTGCAGCACTTCCCGGAGCATGTGCGGCGCGGCCTGACCGGGACCGGCTGGGGTGACCCGGCGGGCGAGAAGCGCGACGAGATATTCGAGACAAAGAGCTTCGATTACCTGCGAAACGAGTTCGGCATTGACCTGCGGGCGGCGCCGTCGCAGGACCCGAAGCTGCGGCAGGCGGCACTGAGCGCGCCATGCGAGCGGATGATCGACGGCAAGCCGGGGGTGCTGGTCAACAAGAAGGGCTGCCCGACCTTGCACAAGGGGCTGATGGGCGCGTGGTACTTCAAGCGGGTGCAGGTGACGGGCGAGGAACGGTATTCCGACCAGCCGGTGAAGAATGACGAGAGCCATATTTGCGACGGGGCGAGCTATGGGTTTCTCGGGGCGGGCGAGTTCCGCAACCTCGGCGGGACGAACAAGGCGGCGGTCGTGCAGACGCAGGCAGACGGTGACTTCGATGTGTTCTAGGAGGGTGAAATGACCATTGAATTCGAAAACAAGATCTGGCCCGGAACCACGATTGGCCACGATGGCAGGTTATCAGCGCCGATGGACTGCTACTGCCGCATCCACAACTGCTGTTCTGTCGCGAGGTTCGAGGACGGGTCATACCGATGTTTACTTTGCGAGACGCATGACCGGATGTTTTCAGATCCAAACTTCAAGCCACTTCCTTGCCACAAGGATTACGCAGCCTGGCAGAGTGGTGGGTTTATGAGGAGAATGACATGAGCTTTTTATCGTGGTTCTTCCTGTACTGGTGGGAGCCGGAGCCGGGGCTGCACAAGTGGACAACTCCAAACGGGACATCCGGCGCTATCGTGTGCTGTATGCCGGGGCGGTGATGGATCTCGACCTGTCAATCGAGGGGCTGGCGCGAGCCTGCAAGGGCAACGTGAAGAACCTGCCGAGCTTCATGGTCCACGACAATGACGTCTGGCCGGACTGGCGCAGGATCAGGGTGGACAACAGGAACCGCATTCACCTGCGGCGCTCGGCGTTCGAGGCTGTTGTCGCTGGCAAACTGCCGATACGGGCCGGGATCTGGCACCGGGTCGACGTGCAGGAGTTCCACCTGGACCTGCAGCCGCATCACCTGCAGGGCTCTGATCTGGCGACGGAGAGCACCAAACGAGCGGCGGCGCGGACGGTGGCCCGGGCGGATGGCAGCGGCCGCGTGGCGGGGGACGACGGATATGGCGAGCGTGATGAAATACGGACTACTCGGGCCGCAAAGCCTGGATGAGTTCATTGCCAAGTTGCGTGACAGCGACCAGCCTGACTTGATGGCCCGGCCTGAACTCGTGTCTCAGGCCGAGGCGCTGTCGCGGTGGAAATGGCGGGTCGAGGACGATCACGGGCTGATCTTCGCTGCGGCGATCATACCGGACGGTGATGGGCGCGGGTGGTTCTGCGGCTATCCCGGCAAGCGGTTCACCCACGGCGCGGCGATGCGCCCGGTTCTGCGCATGTTCAAGATGTTGACTGGCGGCGGCGCGGTGGATGAATTGCGGGCATGGATAAGATCAGACGACGAACGCGCAATACGATTTGCGCTCTGGGGCGGTTTTAGGTTAGACTGCGGCCCAGCGACAGGCATTTCACCCGCCGGTCACGACATGAGCCTGTTTCTCTGGAGGCGTTGATGAGCGGTCTTTTTGGTGGCAGTACCACAAAGCTCATGCGGGAGCAGATGGCCGCCGCGCGGCGCAATCAACAGATGGCAAACGAGGGCGCAGCCCGCGAGCGGCAGAAGGCTGAACGCGGCGTCGGCCCCGGTCGCCAGATAGGCAGGGCGCTCCTGATTGGCCGCATCGGCAAGGGCGCAATATCCACCAGCGAGGCCGCGAGGCCGGTCGTTACAACAACGGGCGGGGGCGGCAGTGGCGGTCCTCGCGGCGGGTGATACCTGTGGCACAGTGGACAACCGACAAGGCATACAAGGCGATCAGCGCGGCCAAGCGCGCGAAGTCATCCTCCGATGCGGTCTATCAGGAGGCAATGGAACTGACCTTTCCAGACCGGGAGAACTTCTACCGGACGCAGGAGGGGCAGTCCAAGAGCGCCTATAATTGGGACAGCTCGTCAACCGTATCGGTGATCCGCACCGCGAACCGGATGCTGACCGACTACACGCCGAACTTCATGGACTGGATGGAAATCAGCCTTGGGCCGGCTGCGGACGCGATCCCTGACGAGGCGTTCAAGCAGATGACCGGGCGCACCAAGGACGAGGAGAAAGCCCGCCTTGAGGCTGCGTCAAAGATCGCGAACGCGGTGCTGCACTCCCCGACATTCCCGAACGCGGCCCACGAAATGTACGTCGACTGGCTCTATGGCCAAGGCGGCATGAAGGTGGTCGAGAACACCGACATCATCGGCGAGCCGGTGATATTCTCGGGCACACCATTCTCGCACTTCTACGCCAAGGAGGGGGCCAACGGCTACCTGGACCAGTGGTTCTTCTGGCACGAGGTCAGGGCCGACGCGATCAAGGCCGAGTGGGGTGACGCCAAGCTGACGCCATGGCTCGAGGAGCAGGCCAATCTCGAAGATCCGCCGATGATCAAGCTCGCCTCCGTCTGCTATCGCGACTATGACGAGCAGGACAGGCCGTTCAGGTACGAGGTTTATCACTTCCGCGGCTCGAACGGGGTTGAGCGGGCGCGGATCGTGGAGCGCCAGGAGCGCACGCCGGCATTCGTGACCCCGCGCTATTCCAAGCTGGCGGGCGAAAACCGTGGCCGTGGCCCGGTGCTGTTCGCCCTGCCGGACATTCGCACCGCAAACAAGATCGTGGAGTTGACCTTGCGGGCGGCGGCGGTGGCGGTGTCGGGGGTTTACACGGCCGTCGACAACGCAGTGACATCGGCAATCCGCATCAAGCCGCTGTCGGTGATCAACGTGCGGCGCAACGGCGGGCCGGAGGGGCCTAGCCTGCAACGGCTAGACACCCCGCAGCGCATCGACTTTGGTGAGGTGCTGCTCGACAAGCTGCAGATGAACATCCGCAAGATTCTCGGTGATAATTCCCTGCCGCCGGAGGCCGACCCGATCCGCACGGCAACCGAGTTCGTGCAGAGGGCGCGGGAGTTGATGACCGAGCAGGCTGGCGGCCTGTCGCGGTTGCACGTCGAATTCGTGGTGCCGCTGGTCAACCGGGTCATCGACATTCTCGAGCGCAAGCAAGTCCTGCCGTTTGACGGACTGCGGGTCGATCAGTTCATCGTTCAGGTGAAGATGAAATCACCTCTCGCGCAGACGGAACAGATGCAGGAGGTCGAAACGCTTCTGCGCTATGTCGAGATGCTGCGGATGATGGGCGGCGATGCTCTGGTCGCATACGAGATCAACATCGACCGGGCGCCCAGGCACATCGCCGACCTTCTCAGCGTGTCGATGAACGACCGCAACACTGAGGAGGAGAAGGCGGAGATCAAGGAAGGCATTGCCGCTGCCGCCCAGGCGCAGGCCGGGGTGGCACCGGAAGGGGGGCAACCGCAATGACACCACTGGATCGGGCGCTTGACCAGGCGTTCACGAGCGATGCGTGGAATGAAATGATCGCGAAGGCGGAGCAGGCGGAGCGGCTGCCGTCCAGTCTCGACCCGGAAGTTTACTACGCGGCATTCAGCGACGGGGCCGGGCGGATGGTCCTCGACGATATGTTCGAGCGGTTCGTGAACGTGTCGCGAGTTATCCCCGGCGAGGGGTCTGACGCGGCGTTCTATCGCGAGGGAATGGCGCAGGTGGTGTTTCACATCATGCACATGATGGCAAGAGCAGTGAAAGGAGACGACATTGAACAAGGCTGAACTGATCGAGACGGCGGGGGCGATGGGCATCCTCCTTGCCGGGAACGAAACCAAAGCGGAGATCGAGGCGATCATCGAGGCGGCGAACAGCCCGACGAGCGAGACGGCAGAGCCACCCGAGACGGTGGCCCGCAGCCGGATCAACCGCGGCTCAACCCGGCGCATCGCGCGCGCGCTTGAGGGCTTCGAGAAGGCCATGGATGAATTCACCAAGGAGATCGATTTCCTGGTATTCTCGGCCGAGATCAACGCCAATGGCGAGGCAAAGCGCGTCGGAACCTGGTCGATGGTGGAGCGACTTCGCGCCATGAAGGCCGAGGTCCGCGAGCAGATCAACAACGTCCTCTAACTGAAACCCGCACCCCACGGAGAACACTATGACACTTGAATGGCTGAAATTCGCGCCTGTATGGGCGCCGGAAGGAGAAGGCAATGGCGGCGGAACTGACGGCGGAGAAGGTGATGGCGGCGCGCAAGGACAAGGCGGCGACGCGGCAGGTGGCCCTGGCAATGGAGGGGATGGTGGAGATGGCGGTGGAGCTGATGGCGGCAAAACTCGCCAGTCGATCCTCGACTTCGCAGATGAAGGCAAGACCGGCACCGATGGCGTCGAGCCTGGCGAATGGGCGGCGCCGGAAGGCATCCCCGACCACCTGAAAGGCGAGGACGCCGACCGGACGCTCGCCAAGGTCCTGAAAGCCTACCAGGGCGCGCGCACCGAACTGGCCAAGAAGGGCCGGGCAGACGGCGCGCTTGAGGGGGCGGTGCCGGAGAAGTGGGAAGATTACACCTTCGACCCCGAGGGCGACGACGACAAGATCGCAGCTGAGATCAACAGCGAGCAGAGCAAGCCGGTTGTCGATGGCTTCCGCAAGGCGGCGCACGAGGTCGGCATCCCGGATAAGGCATTCCAGGCATTCATGCGCAAGGGCCTGAGCAACGTCGCGAATGAGACCGGGATGATGTTCGGGCTCAGCACCGAGCAGTTGCAGGAGGTCAGCCGCGAAACCGAAATGGAGGCGCTGGCCAAGGAGGTCGGCCCAGCCCAGGCGCAGACCATGGTAAACACGGTGAAGGCGTGGGGGGACAAGCTGGCCGGCAACGGCATCCTCACCAACGAGGCCGAGGTGACCGAGTTCAAGGTAATGGCCGGCACGGCTCTGGCCACCAAGATCATGCACCGGATAATGACCGGCTACCTCGGCGAGAAGGCAATCCCGCCCGCGATCGGCGGCGAGGGAACCGTGACCCGCGAGGAGGCAAACGCCGCCTATTCGCGCGCCGCGAAAATGCCGGACGGGCCGGAGCGGCAGGTGGCGCTGGCCGAGGCGCAGAGGGCTCTTGAGCGCGCATTCGGCACGGAAAGCGCTTCCTCTGTTCGCACAAATATCGTATGATTGAGGGGACCACTTACGGCCCTACTCCCTCCCTACCAACTCCGCAGCCTTCGGGCTGCGGTTTTTCTTGCAAGGTTTGGTGTTTGTCGGCATAATGCGCCGCAAGATGCAGACCCGACGAGGCATCGGCACCCGGCTTTAGCGACAGGCCCGACGCTCCTCTTGGCCCTCGATCTCCAGAAAATGATCAACCAATGAGGACACCGAAATGTCTACCTCCCTCAATTCTGCGGCTATTGCCTCCTTCTCGGCTGAGGTAAAGCACGCCTATCAAGACATTGCCAAGCTGCGCGATACGGCCCGGGTGAAAACCGGCGTTGTCGGCTCGACGCACCGCTTTCCGAAGCTCGGGGCCGGTGTTGCTACCCGGCGCGTCCCGCAGACCGATGTTGTGCCGATGAACCTCGCGCACACCAACGCGACCATCACCCTCGAGGACTGGAACGCGGCCGAATACACCGATGTGTTCGATGATGCGGCCACCAACATCTCCGAGCGGGCAGAACTGGCTTCGTCCATCGCCAAGGCGATCGGCCGGCGCGGCGACCAGATGATCATCGACGCACTGGAAGCGGCATCGACATCGCTCACGGTGGCCAGTTCGATCGGCGGCGCCAACACCGACCTGAACGTCGACAAACTGCGCCGCGCCTCCCGCCTGCTCGGGGCGAATGGCGTTGCCGAGGACGACCTGACCTATATCGGCTCCTATGTCGGCCGCGAAGCCCTGCTTGGCGAGACCGAGGCAACGAGCGCCGACTACAACACGGTGCGCGCCCTCGTGAACGGCGAGATCGACACCTTCGTCGGCTTCAAGTTCAAGTGGATCGCAGACCGCACCGAGGGCGGGCTCGACGTTACCAGCGGCGACCGCACGTCCTTTGCCTATGCCAAATCCGCGATAGGCATGGCGATCGGTGTCGATGAGCGCATGGAAGTCAACTACATCCCGACCAAGACATCTTGGCTGGCTAATATGCTGTTCAAGGCCAATGCCGGGGCGATCGACGCGGGCGGGATTGTCGAAATCACGACCGACGAGGACGGCGCGTAACCCTATCGGCGGAGCCGGTGATCCCGGCTCGCCTTCAACCACAAGGAGGCCGATATGGCTTTTTCACTCAGGACCTTCCAGAACCTTTCCGGTTCCGGCGATGCGCCGAAAATCTGGACTTACTCCACCGCCGACACCCTGGCGACCGTCATGGGCTCGGGCTACTTCAACAACGTGTCCGGCATGGTCGCGGCCGGGGATCTCATCCTTGCCGTGATCAGCGACGGGCCGCCGGTCACTCTCAGCGTGTCGGCCATTTCCTCGGGTGTCGTGACCGTCTCCGGCGGCGCGCTCAACACGCCCGCGGGAACCGGGATCACGACCGGCACCGGGACGGTCTGCAAGAGTTCGGTCGCGCGCTCCGGCGCGTTCTTCAAGACCGAGATCTTCATCGACCTGACGGGGCTCAACTCGATGAATACCGATGGTGACATCATCGGGGTCAACGACACTGCGCTGGTTTGTCACATTGGCCAGATCACCGCGGCGGAGTGCGGCACGATCTTCCATGGCCGCATGACCTGCCTCGAACTGCCGGCCGGCGGCGACCCCAACATTGCGCTGTACTCAGCGACCGAGGGAACCGGCGTCGAGAACGGGGCAATCGGCTCGCTGACCGAGACGGCCCTGTTCGATCCGGCGGCGGATTGGGCGCATGGCAACTCCTTCGGGCTGACCGCCTACCCGGCGGCGAACGAGTACCTGTATCTCGTCCAGGGCGATGCGACCGGTACGGACGGCACCTACACCGCCGGCAAGTTCCTGATCGAGCTCTGGGGCGCGTAAGCGGGGTTTCGTCGGCTGCCGTAGGGGTGCGGTGACGATGCGCGCGGGCCGGGGCTGTCATGGTCCCGGCCCTTTTCATAGGAGAAGCCGATGGCCGACAGTAACATCGACGTGATCTCTCAGGCCCTCGCCCGGCTCGGCGAACCGGCGATCACCACCATCACCGGCAGCGACCTGACCGACACCGAGGAGAAGTGCGCTCAGCTTTATGCGCCGACGATCCGCGCGCTGCTTGGAATGCACGACTGGTCCTTCGCCTCGAAGCGGGCAGCCCTGTCAGTCGACGGGGCGGCAACGCCGATAAACGAGTGGACCTACGCCTATCTTCTGCCGTCGCTGCAGACGGAACGGCTCGGCAAGCCGCGCGCGGTGTATAATTCGACGGCGGTGCATGCGCCCAAGTTCTTCGACTACGAAATCGAGCAGAAATGGCTGCTCACCAACGCCACCACCATCGTGATAGAATACACCTATCTTGTCCCGGAAAGCCTGTGGCCCGGGTATTTCCAGGCGTTTGTGATTGAGGCGCTGGCGGCGACACTGGCCTTGCCGGTGACCGAGAATGCCTCAAAGGAGGAATGGCACCAGTTAAAGGCATTCGGCACCGCGAGCGATGGGGGGCGCGGCGGGCTCTACGGCATGGCCCGCTCCGCCGACGCCATGGGAGATCCGACCGTTTCGCTTCTCGACGATGACGACCCAATGGCGGCGGCCAGGTTCGGGGGTTCCTAAAGATGCCGGTTGCGCGCCACGATCAGACGACATTTTCGGCGGGCGAGTTCGATCCGGCGCTGTGGGCGCGCGGCGATGTGACATTTTTTTACAACGCAGCCCGTCGCTTGGAAAACGTCACACTGCTCCCGCATGGGGGAGTGCGGCGGCGCGACGGAATGGCATTCAAGGCGGTGCAGCGTGGCCCTTTAAGTTCGGTTTCCCTGTCCGGCGCCACCATCACCGCCACCAACGGCGGCACGGTGGCAAACGCCACGGACGGCGACACCGACACCAAACTCACAACCACAACCGGGATCTCGACCACGACAGATTACGAGGTGGTGCGGGTGCAGATGGCATCGGTCACACGCACGTCGATCATTGACTTCAAGGGGCTGCACTTTATCGACCTGCCAGCCGGGACGGATAGCGCCACGGTCGAGTTGCAAATATCTCACAACGGCTCAACATGGGGCAGCTTCGGCACGCTCGAAGTCGGCGAGACCGCCTATAACCGCCGCTTTGCCGCCGCGCCGGACAGCGACATCGGCTTTTACACGGGCGGTTCTCAAACCAGCTTCTTCCGCTTGGTCGTTCCGAACGGCGGAGACTTATCCACGGCCACCATCGAGTTCTCGGAGATCGAGTTCTACGTCGAGGCCGGTTATTCAAACTCCGGCACGCTCGGCAATGTGCAGGAATTCCGCCTGACCGCTTCGGCCGACGATGAATACTTCATGTTTCTGACGGCCGGAAACGTGGACATTTTCGACAGCGCGGGTGCGTGGGTGGCGGCCGCCTACGCCCCGCACACAAACGCCCAGGTGCCGGGGGCCAAGGGAACGGCCTATCTCGATACGCTGTTATTGTTCGAGCAGGATCAGCCGGTGTGGCAAATTCAGCGCCTGGAGAGCGACGAGGACTGGCGATGGAACGAGATGACGTTCCTCAGTGTGCCGGAGTTCGCATTCCAGACGGGGACGGTTTCCGGCGGCGAGAACGAATGGCAGCTCATGATCCCGGACAGCCTCGCCTCCGGCGACAAGATGGTGATCGAGTATAACGGGGATATATCCTCCGAGGTGACATGGACAACAAACGAGGCCACCAACGCATCCGCGCTGGAGACGGCGATTGAGAGCCTCGACGGGATCACATCCGTGTCCGTATCGGTGCATGACGGGACCGGCGCGAACGCGCAACTTCTGGTCGCCTTTGATGGGACCGATGAAAAAAAAGCATGGCCGATCTTGATATTCAACATCACGAAAGGCTCTGGAACGATCCAGATCGAGCGCTTGCAGTATGGGCGGCCGGATCACGATGACCTGTGGTCCGCAACCCGAGGCTATCCGAGGTGCGGTGCTTTTTACCAAGGCCGGTTCTGGATGGCGGGCTTCAAGGCGCGGCCTGACGTGATCGCGGCCTCGCGCGCCGGGTCATATTTCGATTTTCGGGAGGATCAGGAGCCTGTGGCGGGGTCTCCAATGGTACTGACGCCAAGCGTCGATGAACAGATCGTTGTTCACGCCATATTCCCCGGGCGCAGCTTGCAGTTTTTTACAAGCTCCGCAGAGATTTTCATCCCGGAAGAACCGATCACGATCGATAATGTCGCGTTGAAGGTGGCAACGCGCCACGGGACAAGCGGCAATGCGATGCCGGTAATGGTGCAGGGCGGCACATTGTTCGCCGACCGAAATGGGCAAAACCTGCGGGAGTTCCTGTTCACCGACGCGCAGCAGTCATATACGGCCGAGCCAATAACAACGCTCGCCCGTCACCTTTTTTCAAGCCCTTCCTCCATGGCGATGCGTTGGGCGCAGAGCGTCGAGGAGCCCAACACCCTTCTGATCGCCAACACCGGGACCGACGACACCGGGGCCGATATACCGGCCGCCTCAGTGGTGATTGACCGGGCTCAACAGATCACGGGCTTCTCGCGTATCGTAACCACGGGCAAGCCGGTCGCCTTCTCAACCACGCAGGCGGGCGATGCGATGGCGGTGGCAACCCGCACGGTCGGGGGGGTGGAGTGGAACTTCTACGAAATTCTGGACCCGGATTATATGTCGGACTGCAGCTTTAAGCTGACACACTCGAATTACGACGACTTCACCGCAACGGCGGCCCAGACGGAATTTACCTATACATTCGCCAGCCCGGCCGATGACGCGGACGTGGCGGTTTGGACCAGGGCGGCAGCGACCGACGACTGGTCGCGGGTGTCGGACGCTGATTACACGGTCGATCTTGTCGCCAAGACGGTGACATTCAGCACCGGCCTTGCCGATGGCACGCTCGTTCACCTGAACCTTCGGAGGCAATATCTCAGCGGCGACGGCACAACGCCGCTATTCAGCGGCGAAACGGTCGCGGTGCATGGGGACGGCATTTACCTCGGGGACTACACTTATAGCGGATCTGGCACCGATCTCGGCGATGAGCGCTGGGATTTCGAGGTCGAGATCGGCTTTAAGCAACTACCCAAGATCGTCCTTCACGGTTTCAAGGGGAAATTTGAGTACAGTCCGACGATGCAAAGGCAGCGCATCTATCGCGTTCATATGGAGTTCATCCGCACCGGAAACGTGGCTATCTGCATGAACGGAGACACGGCCAAGGCGGTGCCCCTGGTCAGCTTCGACGATGGCCAAGTGACGGACCCGGTGCTTGATGAGGTGCTGTTCACGGGGGCCAAGCGCGTCTCCGGGATCGGGCGATGGCAGACGGAGCCGGTGTTGGAGATAACTCAGACGGAGCCAATGCCCTTTCACCTGCGGCTGGTTTCGTATGATATACGATATTAGGGGATGATCGCATGGCGTCATTATTCGCAGCACTAACAGCAGGGGGCGCGGCCGGCGCAGGCGCAGGCGCGGCTGCGGCGACTGGCGCGCTCACTATCACCAAGGTTCTCGGTGTGGTGTCGGCGTTGGCTTCGGTAGCGGGCGGGATTGCGCAGTCCAAGGCGCTCAAGACGCAGGCGCAAATGGAACTGGTCAGGGCTGAACAGGAAAAGGCCAAGGGCGCGGCCGAAGCGCGCGACCTGGCCAAGGAATACGCCGAGCTGTCGAGCGAACAGAAGGTTATTCAGCTTGCCAACGGCCTCGACATTGGCAGCGGCACGCCGATGAACATATCCGAAGCGACCAAGCGGCAGGCCGATCGCAATATCGACATGACCCGCGAGAACGCCCGCAACCGCGCGGCTATCCACCGGCTGCAGGCTCGGGCTCTCATGCAGGAAGCCAATTCCGCCATAATCGGCGGGATTGCTGGCGGCATTTCCGCAGGACTGAGGATCGTCGGCTGATGGCAACGCGCAGGTTCAATAATTTAGCTACCACTATCAGGCGGTATGGGCCATCGTCGGTTCATCCCGAGGTAAACCCGTCTGTCGATCTTGGCGACGGCGGGGCGAAGGCATTTCAGGCGATAGCAAAGCTGGCGCAGAATGTCGCGGCGTTCATCAGGCCGGCTTACGAGGAGGAGCAGACGACCCGCGGCATGAGCGAGGCGATTGATGACGTGAGGACCGGCCGCTTCAAGTACCGCGCGCCGTACACCATCCGCAGTCAGGCGTACAACGACACCGCCAAGCGGGTGACAGGTGCCCGGGCGCGCACCGAGTACGCGGCAAGGGTCGGCGACGTGATCAGCGGGGCTACCAGCGAGGCCGAGCTTGTCGCCGGACTGAATGGACTTGTCGATGAGGTGACGGGATCCCTGCCGTCCGAGTTTGCCGAAGTTCGGAGGGGGCTTGAAGAGCAATCGCAAGCGATGTTCGCCATGGCGCGCAGCCGGTTCAGGGACGCGGCGCCGGTCTATGCGCGGGATCGCCGGGGTGCCGATCTCGCCCGGGACAACGTAGCCACGGCAACGCAGGCGGTGATCGATGCGGCCATGGCCGGCGGCGTTGACCCGGCGGCCGCCGATGCGCTGATTGGCCAAGCGGTTTCTGGGCTGGCCGAGTTCGGCCCGCCGGAGGCGTTTACGGTCGGCTCTGTCGAGTTTCCGGCAAACCCGCGCCGCCCCGGCCTGATCACGGCCGCCGAGATTGAGGCCGCTTCCGAAACGGCATCCGAGCGCGTGGCGGTGGCAATAGGCGAGGGTGCGGTGATGGCCGCAGACGTGATCACGCCGATGATCCGCGAAATCGAAGAGGGAAAATCTCCGTTTGACGGCTCCGTTGCCGAGCAAGTTGTGGCCCGGGCCGGGGTCGAGGTCAGGCGTCGCAACATGGCGCGGCGTCAGGAAGTGGAGTTTGCCCGCGCCCGCGCCGATCTGTTCAGCGGCAGACCGATCCCGGACAGTTTCGAGTTGCCCGCCTCGGCCATGGATCCGGTGACCGCGCGCAGCGTTGCGGCAGGCCGGCGCGCATTTGCGATCATGTTGGACATGGACGCCATTCCGATCCCTGAACAGGGGGGCGAGTTGCAGGAGCGCATGGGCGCGCTTACCGTCGCGGATGATGCTGAAGCGGTGATGAGCCTTGTCGATTACTTGGCGCGGATCAAAGCCGCAGCCATGAACGGGGCGCTGATTGATGATCACGCCTTTGCGGTCGATGGCATCGAGGCGCCGCAAGATGAATTTGCACGGGGGCGGATGGGGTGGGCAAACTCCGCCATGTCGCTGATCGCAAAGGTGTTGGAAGCCAGGCCGCGGACGGTCGAAGATGCAGAGCGGCTGGCGGTGCAGGCGGCGGAGCTCTTGGCCGCAGGTCAGCGCCACGCGCGCGAGGCCGGCGTCAACAACCTGACCGAGCAGCGAGCGCTGGCGATTGTCGGGGAGGAACTTGGCCGAAGAGAGAGAAGCGGCGCGGTCAGCGTTGCTAGGCAGGTCGGTTACGATGTGCCGCCGCTGTCCATGACCGGGGAGAATGGCGACCCGTTGCCGCTTGATCAGGTGGCGTCGGCTCTTGTCGAGCGCAGCAATTTGATGGCAGACGCTCGCATGAGGATTGGTCTGCAGACAGGCGCGGATTTGACGGCCGCCGAGGCGGTCGACCTGACGATGGCATTGACGGCCGCGCCGCTGGCCGAGCGAGTGGCATTTTTCGAGGCAATGGCGGAGGTCCCGTTGAATTTCAGGCAGAGACTTGTGGCCGGGCTGCGCGACACCGCTCCGGTTATAGCGGCGGCGTTCACGGCGGCGGCGATCAATCCGACAGCGGCGGCGCGGGCGATTGATGATGCACCCGTGCCGGCCGGCTTTGACCGGAGTCTGGTAGAGGACATGGCTGGAGCAGAGGCGGCGGACTTCGCGGCGGACATCGACAGGATCGGCATTCCTGACGCGGGCATGATCGCGGTGACGCAGGTCGCGCCAGAAGTGATTACCAGCGCAATGCGCGACGGCATTTCGCCGGAGGACATCGACGCGGAACTGACCCCGGCCCAGGCGCGGCGGCTGGCGGCGGGGGTCAGGCACCCGTTCGAGGCGCAGGAGCCGGACGCGGCGGACATGACTGCCGACAGGATCGCCTCCGACCCGATGGCTCGCAGACTGGCGCAGGCGGCGCGGTACGTCCCTGACAGTCCGCAGGCTGTCGCCGCGATGGGCGAGATGATCGACCGGATGGAGGCCATGCCGCAGGCTGAGCGCGAGGCGTTTATCGCGTCTGTCGCGAATGAGCGCCGGGCGCAGGAGATCGCGAAAATGCGGCTGCCGCTGTTCTACTCCGGCGATGCGGTCACGGCTGACGGGCTGCGCGAGGCGGCTGGACGGATCGCTCGGGCCTACCGGGCCGGGACGATCACGCGCGAGGTTTACGGGCAACAGGCGCAGCTGATACAGTCTCTCGCAATGGAGGTTGGCACTGATGGCTGATCAGGGGCTTTATATTCCGGCCGAAGATGATGAAACGCTCGAGGCGACCATGATCACCGAGCGATCGGAGGCCGCGATCAGCTTCCTTGAAGACTTCGCCGGGGTGCAACCGCAGCCGCAGGAGCCCGCGCGGGATGAAACCATTGCGACGCGGGCCGTTAAGGACATTGGCGGCGGCATTGTCGAGGCCCCGATGCAGGTAGTCGGCGGCGTTCTCGATGCTTTTGAGGGCGCGCTGTCAGGCGTTGCCTCGTTCGACCAGTGGGCGAGCGAGAAGCTCGGGCTTCCAAAGCTGCAACTGTTCGACCGCGAGGGCAATCTCGATATTCGCCTGATGTCGGCGGCGGAGGCGGGCGAGGCTGACGTGATGTTGCCAGAGGTGGGGCCCCCGGACACGGTGACAGGTGGTCTTGTCAGGGGGATCTCTCAATTCCTGACCGGTTTTGCCGGCGGCGCGCGACTGATCGGCAACCTGCAAGGCGCAACCACCATGGCGACGGCGCTCAGGGGCTCAGGAGCCGCCGCTATTTCCGACTTCGCGGCGTTTGATGGGCACGAGGCGCGGCTTTCCGACCTGATCCAGTCGGTGCCGGCTTTGCAAAACCCAATCACCGCCTATCTTGCAAGCGACATGGATGACGGCGAGCTTGAGGGGCGGCTGAAAAACGTTCTCGAAGGTGGCCTCTCAGATGCGGCAATCGCCGGGATCGTCACGGCGGTTCGTTCCATCCGGCACGCGCGCGCGGTCAAAGCTGGGGTTGGCGGCGAGACCTACGCAGAGGCGGCGCGGCGCATGGGCATGGACCCGACAGTCGGGATGTTCTCCCCCGCGAACGTCGAGGCGGTGCGGCGGGTCGACGCGCCTGCCGTGTCGATGGTAGGCGGGGCCGACGATGTGGCGGCGCTGGCCGAGTACGTGGCCGAGGGCGGGCGGTCGGCCGACGATGTGGCCCAGCGCGCGCTTGACGAGATCGCCGCGCCGTCCATGGCGGGATCGACCGTGCGCGCCGGGGATGGCGAAGTGTTCATCAACTGGTCCCGCATGGACACGGCTGAGGACGTGAAGGGCGCGATCCAGAACATGGCCGACCTGGCCCGCGACGAAATCGAGCGGGCCAGGCGTGGGGTGAGACCGAACGAGGTCACGGAACTGAGCGCCGACCAGCTTAACGCCTGGGAGCTGCTTGCCGAGCGGCGGACGGGCCAGCCGATGAACGCCGAAGAAACGCTCGCCATGCGCCGAATGTGGGTGGCATCAGGGGAAAAGCTGATCGAGGCGGCCCGTGCCGTGCAGACATCTCCGACCCCCGCGAACGTTTTTGCCTTCCGCCGCGCCATGGCGCTGCACGGCACGGTTCAGCGCGAGGTGATCGCGGTGCGGACCGAAACCGCCCGAGCCTTGCAACAATGGGCCATTCCCGCAGGGTCGGACGAGGAAATGATCCGGCAGATCGGCGAGACAATCGACATGTTCGGCGGCAGCGATGTGGCGATCAGTCTCGCCAACAAGATCTCGGCGTTCGCCGACGAGGGCAATCTCGGCGCGATCGACGTCATGTCCCGCAAGGGCGCGTTTGCTTCCACCATGGACGCGGTGTTTGAGTTCTGGCGGGCGTCCATTCTGTCTGGCCCAAAGACACACATGGTCAACATCGCCTCGAATACCGGTGTGGTAGGACTGCTTCAACTTGAGCGGCTGACCGCTGCTGCAATCGGCGCGGCCCGCATGGGGCAGGACGCGATTTCAGCGCGCGAGGCCGGAGCAATGGTCCATGCCTCGATCGCTTCCCTGCGCGATGCGTGGCGTTTTGCCAGGCAGGCGTGGCGAACCAACCGGTCCGGTTACGGGATGGGCAAGGTCGAAGCTCCATACATGCGCGCGATCTCGACCGAAGCGCTTGGCAGTACGTCGAACCGCTCTTTTAACGCCGTGATGAACCAACCGGTCATTGCGCGCGGCATTGAAATGCTCGGGGCCGTCACATCTGTCCCGGGGAGGTCCCTTGGCGCGGCGGATGAGTTTTTCAAGACGATCAACTACCGCATGGACCTGCACGCCCAGGCGGTCCGTCAGGCCGTGCAAGAGGCGCGCGACGGGCTGATCAGGGATAGCGAGATCGCTGGTCGCGCGGCCCTTCTAGCCAACGATCCGACCGAGGCGATGCGTATCTCGGCGCGCGAGGCGGCGCAGTACGGCACATTCACCAACGACCCGGGTGAGGTCATCAAGGTTCTGTCGCGGATGCGGAACAAGGTTCCGTTCCTTCGCTACGTTATGCCGTTCCTAAACACGCCGGCAAACATCCTTCGCTTTACGGCAGAACGCACACCAATCGCGCCACTCATGCCGACGGTGCGCGCCGACATAATGGCCGGCGGTGCGCGGCGCGATCTGGCGCTGGCCCGGCTTGGCCTCGGCTCCGCTGCCATGCTGACAGCCTTTGATCTGGCAATGAGCGGTCATATCACCGGGGGGGGGCCGCAAAACCACACCGAGCTCGCGGCGCTCCGAAGAACCGGGTGGCAGCCATACTCGATCAAGATCAATGATAGGTTCTTTGCTTTCAACCGACTTGACCCGATCGGGATGCAGTTGGGCGTGGCCGCAGAAATGGCCGAGGTGGCGTTGAATTCAGACACCGACCCTGGCGGCGAGTGGGACGAGGCGGTCTATCGGGCGATCGGGGCGGTGGCGCAGAACCTAACGGACAAGACCTATCTGCGCGGCATTGCCGATTTCTTCGAGGCGGTTTCCGATCCGCGGCGTTTCTTCCCGACCTATGGCGAGCGCCTTGCCGCCGGCTTTGTTCCGGCGTTCGGACGCGAAATTGCGACGGCAATGGCACCGGAAATGACCCGTTCAACAAACACCCTTGAGCGGATGGCCGAGCGTGTGCCAGGGCTGCGGGATGATCTGGCGGTCAGGCACGACCTCTGGGGGCGACCGATCACGTACCAGTCCGGTCTCGGTGCCGGATATGACGCGATCAGCCCGATCTATTCAAGCAAACTTGACCCAGAGCCGATTGACCTTGAGTTGCAGGCGCTCGGGTACTTCCCCGGCCAGCCGACCCGAACGATCACCCGCGACGGCGTGGCGTACAACCTGAAAAACGAGCCGGAAGCCTACGAGGAATTCATGGTTCTGCAGGGATCTACACCTGCGAGCCAGTTGCCGGTCGTGATGAAATCAAACGGCGAGCTCGACGCAAGTTCAGCCCGGCTTCGCAGCTACGGCGATGCAACCTTGCTGGAGACGCTGAACGCGATCGTTTCAGGCCAGCATGCGCTTTCTGCCGAGTATGCGGACTTGACGACAGACGAGCGCGGGGATTTTGTGCGCAGGGTCATCAGGGACTATCGGACCGCAGCGCGCGGCCTGTTGATCGAGAGACACCCCGAACTGTTCGGAGGGTACTGATGACTGTTTCGATCAATGACCTGATCGTTGGCCCGGTGCAGCCGGCGAACGGCGTGGACACGATCTCGCTCGATTTCTACCTCGAGGACGAGGACTGGATCGAGGTCTACAAGACAGGCTCCGAAACCGCGCTGGTGCTGACCACGGATTACACGGTGTCCGGCGTCGGCACGGCGACGGGATCGATCACCCTGACCACGGCGGCCAACGGGACCGATTATTATTCGGTCTACTTGAAGGTGCCGGCTGAGCGGTCCAGCGACATGCAGGTGCGCGGCGGATTTAGGTCGGGGCCATTCAATACGGAACTTGATCGGTTGTGGCAGCGGATCCAGTATCTTGACACGGCCATTCTGCGGGCGCTCAGGATCGGCAAGACATCAAATGCCCCTGGCCCGATGGTGACGGAGACGGCGGCAGGACGGGCCGGGAAATTTCTGGCGTTCTCAGAAGATGGCGCGGACCTGTCATTTACCAGCGCGGCGGATGCGCAGCTTGTCACATTCCCCCCATCAATCACGGATAACGCGATCATTCGCGCCAACGGTACGAGCGGGGATGCGTATCAGGCAGGGCAGGCGGTAGAGGACGACAGCGGGAACTGGACAATAGCCGCGGCGCTGACCACGGGCGGGAACGTGAACGGCCGCGACATGGCGGCAGACGGCACCAAGCTAGATTATCTTACGGTGACGCAGGCTGTCGATCTCGACGCAATCGAAACACGGGTGAACGCCCTTGATGCTTCCGTGATCCTCATGGGTGCGTGGGACGCCAGCGCCGGGACATTCCCAGGCGGCGGTGCCGCCCAGGCTGGCGAAAGTTGGCTCGTCTCGGTGGCGGGAACGGTTGACGGGGCGGCCTTCTCCATAAACGACCGCATCATCGCCATTGTGGATAACGCCAGTACGGCTACCTATGCTGCAAATTGGATCAAGGCCGACTATTCAGATGTTGTTTCTTCCGTGGCAGGAGAGACTGGCGCAATATCCAAGGCGGCGCTGTTAGCAGCCCTGAACGTTGAGGACGGCGCCGATGTGACGGACAGCGCGAACGTAACTGCTGCTGGTGCCTTGATGGCGACAGGAGGCGAGACGACCGGGCCGATCTGGCAGAAGCACGGCACGTTCCACCGCGTGATCGTCGGCACCCCGAACAGCGGCGTGTATTACAGCAGCGGCAACCAGACCGGGGCCATCGAGATCAAGTTCCCCACTGGCATCATTCAGGCATGGGTGATGATGACCGTGGACATCGGCCAGCTAACAACCAACGCTCACAGCGTTCTCAGGATCAGCGGCTACATCTGGCAGGCTCCCGGCGGCACGGCATGGTCCGGCGTGTCGGTCACCAACGAAACCGGCGACCCGGTGCGCGATCTGGCCGTGCGCTTCGGCGATGACGGAACCACACATGTCATATGGATCGGCGAACTTGCCGCAGCGTGGTATCAC